CTTCAATCTTTTCTTCATACTTGCATTTACCACATTTAAAATCTAAAGTCTTTTTCATCTTTGGCATAGTATCAAAGAATTGTTTAATGTTTTCTAAATCCTTAGATTGCAAGGTTTCTAGAAAGTCAACTAACTCTTCTTTTGTGCTATCTTTAGCATAGTACATTTTATCATCATCATAAATGTAATCAATACAACTAGCAATCATACTGATAACTGAATCAATATCTTCACCGCCTGGAGAATCCTTGATAACATCCATCTTTGGATATTTCATAACCATACCAAGTTTACTGTTAATTTCAATCTTATTAGAGTGTTTAACATCAACCTCTGGTACAACGGTCAATACATTCAATTCGATACCAACTTGATTACCGCACTTGTGTTCTCTTCCATCTTCTTCAACCACATTGTTGTTACACTTATAATTTAAGGTAACAATTTCACCGATGGATCTAGCTCTTAAATTCAAAAACAACAACTCAATGTCAAACAATGGCAACGAATCAAGGTCAATATCATCAAGTACACAGTTATTCAAAACTTGTTTGATTGTTGTAATGGTTGATTGTGGATCATCCGATTCACCTGTTATAAGAAACAGTTTCTCTTCTTTAACGGTGAATGGTCTAAACTTTACTTTTTTGCCTGTCGAAAATAGTTTCACATCAAAAATAGGTACGTCAATTTTAGGTAGCATTATAACCTCATTTGGTAAAAATTATTAATAAAAATTTCAATTTTGATTCGGTTTTTTTAACTCATATTTCTGATATAAGAAACTTACTGTTAATCTTTGGAATCCATCATCACCCCAAGAAAGTTGTTGTGGCGCTATACTTGTAGGAAAAGCATCAATTAAATTAACTTTATAAATTTCTTTTTCTTGTAAATCATATTGTGTAATATGAATATCAGTCATAAAACTACTGTCACTTCCTTTTGGAAATCTAACATTGTTTGTAATTGGCGATATGATTGAATCCATCCATAAATCAAATAAATGTCTCTCATCATGTGCATTTGTGCATAAAAATGTCAATGAAATATTTTGATATGTTGTTAAATATGGAACATTATAACCTGGGCCGTAAATTTCAACATTCTCTGTTGAAAATGATTTACCTGGCATTTCAGCTGATTCACACAAATAAATTAATGGTGAAAAAGTCTGAACAATTTTTGCTGGTATAGAATTGTTGCCATATTGGATCTTAGACAATTCATATGACCATATTGGCGGCTGAAAAATTTTAACATCATATAAACTATTTTTAGCCGGACCACGACTACCGTTTAGTTCCGATAAAAACTTATTTGGGGAAAATAGATTGTCCGCCATTAGAATTGTTTCCTAGATTCTGAATAAACTTTACTTGGTGATGCCTTTTGAAAATTCTCCAATGGCAACAAGGCTGCAATATCCCATTCATCAGCTGTTATTTCTACAAAACGACTTTCTACATGAGTGAACAGGTATCTCTTAACACATGGTGTAGCTTGATATGCCGCACCAGTTCTTCTTAAAAGGTCATAGCTTAAACGTAATTTGGTACTAGCATCATATTTGGAATTGTTTGCAAATTCACTTAATGCATCTAAAAGAAGTATACGTTGCTTTGGGTGAATGTAGTGCAGATTCAATCCTAAAAAACCATCTCGGTATTGTTCTATTGGGATTACCAATGGGAACTTATCGTAATATGGCAACGATTCCTTCGTCTTTGGATCATAAAAGTAAAAATACATACGTCCTATGATAGTTGAGTCTCTCATGCGCCCCTTGTCGTTTAGGAGTGCTTGGCGAGACGGTTTCAAATCATTAATCTTAGACTGCAACCAAGCTCTTGCCTGATTGGTTCTAGGTTGCAACCCTGCCTTGGCAAGTTGCTCATTAATACGGTTTAGTAGATATGCCATGTTCTATTTATACTTCGAATATAAACCCATCATTGCCTTTGTGGATTGATGCCGAGCTCATAAGTATCGGTGTCCCTTTTTGAAGTTTAGATACCAAGATGCTTCTCCGTTAGTACTAAAAACTTCCATCCATGTTCCTGACAGAAGATATCCGCTGCTCTCCACTTCTCCTGATTGACAGCATAAGTTGCAGCTTCTTGTAGATATCTCTTTGTTTTTCTCTTTTGCGTTGGCATCTTAGTCTGCGAATCTGGCTTAATCTCAAGCACATAAGTCATTACTAATCCGTCTTTTTGCCTCATTTTGGCAATAAAGTCAGGGAAGTATCTGTGCATCTTGTTGTCTACAGGACTTCTATACGGTATAACCAGTTCTTCAGAGCACCACCAGATAACTTTTGGATGCTCATCCAACCACTTCATCACACGCAATTCCCATGAGGAACGATAGATGATATTGGTTGGATTACCATTATATTTCTTTGGATTCTTTGGTTTGAAGAATCCTTTGTAAGTTTTGCCGAATGTCATATAAATATATAGATGCCATTTTCAACACGATAGGTCAAAAATGCCTTTCTTCCAAGAATTAGAAGTTATTAGTAATATTGTAGATAATAGAAATAGTAAAGGTAATTTTAAAACGCCTTTAGGGTCAAGAATATCCGGTAATAGTGGTAATAGTGTTTATGAAAATAAAACTTTGCAGTTCCCATTAGACATTGGTGCTGCTGATAAAGGACATTATTTAATGTTCAATATTAATGCACAACAAAGAACCCAATTTTCTACAGAAACTACTAACCAACTTCCTACTGTAATTGCAAATATGCAACGATTGCAAGAAAATCGTGGAGGATCAACCAATTTACTTAATGCCAGTTTCACTCAAAATGCTGGAAAAGCTATTAGTGCAGTTGCAAGTGCTGCTAATATTGCACAAACGGCTCTAAATGCTATACCTCTTGTGGGTGCATTAACTGCACCTTTTACAGGCGGACTTTATGGTTCTAATCTAACCAAAGGTGCTATAACTTTTGGTGAACAGTTAGGCAATGTAAAATCTAGTGAATTTTTAAGAACTATAAAACGAACAACTGATACTGTTGTTTTGTATATGCCAGATAAAATAACTTATAGTAATTCACAAGATTATGTTGGAACGCCTTTAGGTGGTGAAGTTAAATCTTTGGCAGGGCTTTCAGCTGCAGCAACTAGTGCAGAATCAAAAGATCCAACAAATTTAGCAACATTTGCAGCTTTTGGGTTAGCTGAATTAACTGGATCTAAAGCTTTAGAAGCTGCAGCTACAGCTGTGACACAAGTTGTCAAAAATCCAATGTTGGAAGTAATGTATAGAGGCGTTTTACTTAGAAAGTTTAATTTTTCATTTTCTCTTTGGCCAAGGTCTGAACAAGAAGCTGAAGAGGTGCAAAAAATTATTCAATTATTGAGATTTCATCAAGCTCCAGAAATAAAATCGAATACGGGAGGATTCTTTTTAATACCTCCTTCTGAATTTGACATATCATTTATGTATAACGGTAGAGTAAATCCTAATATGGATGCAATCTCAACTTGTGTATTAACAAATATTGCTGTTGATTATACACCAAAAGGTTTTCATGCATATGAATCTATTGGATCAATTGATAATCCTGAACTGGGTAAAACTGGTATGCCTGTTGGTATTGGTTTATCGCTGTCGTTTATGGAAACACAAATTATCACCAAAGAATATTATAAACCTTATGAATCAACCAGTTCATCAATTGGTTATCCTTAATATTGGTATAAAATGGCAAACTATTTCTATAATTTCCCAACAACATACTACATCAATACTGATGATAACACAGATTTGGATGTTGTCACCGATATCACTAAGCGCATTGGATTTGAACAAGAATTTAAAAAGAATTCAGCTGCATATTTCAAAATTCTTGTTACAGATGACGATACACCTGAAATCTTAGCACATAAATTTTACAAAGATGTTGAGAAACATTGGATCATTTTGATGATGAATGATATCATCGACCCACAATTTGATTGGCCAATGAAAGAACCAGATTTATATAAATTTATTGAAAACAAATATGTTGATAGAGCTTCAACAGGGCAAAGTGGAACTGATTGGGCACAAAACAATACACAATCTTATTTTAAAATTGAAACAAAAACTATTGTACAAACTGGCCAAATCACAACAGAAAAAATTGCTCTTGATGCCAACACATATGCTAATGTTGTAATAAGTAGCACATCATATACATTAAATGATGGTTATCAGTTAAATGTTGATGTTACAAAAGAAACACAATCGTATTTTGATTATGAAGTTGAAACAAATGATGCAAAAAGAAACATTATTATACTTAGACCAGAATTTGTTGGAATTGCAATCAATGAATTGAAGAATGTATTTACTATGAGTCAATAGGTATGCAATTAAGTCAATTTGAAGTAAAGTCCATGGCTATCATTTCGCCAAATAAAAATCTTTCGGTGGATGTTAGTGCAATTTACGAAGAATTAAATATTTACGATAGCGTATTATTTAATACAATTTCAGGCAACATTTTTATTGCTGATGCTATTGGTTCATTAAAAGGTTTTGATTTTGATGGGTCAGAATATTTACAATTAGAACTCACAAAAGAAGGTGATTTGTTTCCTTATAGTGGAACATTCAAAATTTATAGTCAAGGTGATAAGAAGATGCTTTCATTGGGAAGCATAAGATATCGTTTAAATTTTATTTCATCCGAATATATTGAATCTATAAAGACTAAGGTTGTGCAATATTATTCAGACACTTATTCGAACATTTCAAAACGTATCTTAAAAGATTATTTAAATGTGCCAGCAAAAAAGTTAAATGGTGTAATTGAACCTTCTCAAGGTATTAGGAATGTTACTATACCTACATTAGAACCATTGGATGCTATAACTTGGTGTTCAAAAAGAGCTTTAGACGTAAACGATAAACCAACATTTTTGTTTTTTGAAAACACAGATGGTTACAATTTTACTTCAATCTCAAACATATTCAAACAGACTCCTTTGGCAAACATCAACTTTTCACCAAAGAATGTGATTGATAATTTTGGTAGTGATTTTTTAGGTGTAAGAGATTATGAAATTATTGACCAATATGATTTTGTCGAAAGTGTGAAGTCAGGCGTATATGCAAAAACCTACAGAGGTTATGATATTGCCCGTAGAACATTTGTAGAAATACAGAGTGATAGTTTTAAGGATCAAGTAGGTATTACTGCTGCTAATCCAAACAAAAACAAAACACCAGACGGTATGAATCTAGATAAATCTTTTTATTCTCAAATTGTTTCGTATTTTTACAATTCAAAGCCAAAAAATAATCAAGAAAGGCCTGAGAAGTGGTTGCTACAGAGAGAGTCCATTCTAAGAAACTTATTTGCAAAGAAAGTTAGAATTGAGATGGCTGGTAACTATACGTTTACTTCTGGTAAACTATTGAATGTTTTTATGCCAAAGTTCTCTGTGATTACTGATAATGATAAAGATTATGGCCTTGACAAGAATTTATATGGTAAGTATTTAATCATAGCAACAAGACATAAGATGACTGCACAAGGAAGAACCCACATAACAGTAATGGATTTAGTTACAGATTCAACAAATTGAGAATAATATGTTATTGACACAAGGATATTTTGGAATAGGTATTGTTGAGGATAGTGTAGATCCTGAAGGTTTGGGTCGTGTGCGTGTACGAATCTTTGACATTCACGGTAGTGATAAGTTGAAAATACCAACATATACATTACCATGGGCTAATGTATTGCACGCTGCAAATTACAGTAGCCATTTTGAACGAATAAAAGAAAACACATGGGTTTTTGTTACGACCTTAGATGGCCAAAATGCACAGGAAATTGTGGTACTTGGTACATTTCCTGGTATTATACCACAAAATCCATAATATAGGAAAGTTTAATGACTGATGCTGAAGCCGCACAACTATTAGGATATCCAAAACCATTTGACCCTAATGATCCTAAAGGCACTCCTCGTGAATTGTTGATTAATATCAATAAAGCAATTACACCAACCTTGAAACAAGGTCTGGAGGATCAGCAAGCTGGTGAATTAACTATACCTAGATTAGCTCGTGGTGTACTAACAGGAACTCTTGTTGGTGATTTGAATAACCAATTAGCGCATAGTTGCGATTTTATTTTAGAAGCTAAAAAGAATTTAAAACTTAGAGCTTTTATTGAAGCTGTTGCAGGTGCAATTAAACGTGGAGTTTTAGCTATCGTTGATGCACTAGGCCTTGAACCTACTGGAACATTATCAAATGCAATTGCTTTTTTAAGAAGAATAGCATCATATTTAAAATATATTAAGAAAAATTATATCGACCCAATTATTGAATTTGAAAAGTATGTAATACTATACATTCAACAAGTAAAGGCTATGATTGAATTTATCAATAATTTGCCTGCAAAATTAAAAGCATTACTCAAAACTTGTTTAGCCAATCTAACTCGTTTATTGAGTAGTGTTTTTACAGACATTGTTAGTGAAGCTTTAGGTACAGGTGATGATGGCATTGGTGCTGCTATTATAGCAGCTAAAGATGTTGTAGACCAAGCGGGTATTGTATATAATGGAGTTCAAACCGTTATCAATACTGGTTCTACTATTGTTAGTGAAGTTAAAAGTATTGATTTGAATATCAACATAAATGCTGCAAGTTTTTCTGATATACTTCCATCAAAAGAAGCTGTAAATTCTTATATAAGTAGTATACCTAATGCCGCACTAGTAAGATTGACAAATCCACCACCACAACAACAAAGAAGTAGTCCTTAATTATGGCAACAATATTATCTACTAATCAATGGACAGAACCAGAAACAACTGTTGGTGTTTTTCCATATAACACGGTAACACAAACTGAATCTGGGCATTCTTTACAATTTGACGATACACCATCAAAAGAAAGAATACGATTACAACACCGTGTTGGTACATTTATTGATATGCATCCAAATGGTGATGAGGTGCATAAAGTTTTTGGTGATGGTTATGAAATCACAATTAAAAATAAAAATGTATTGATTAAAGGTGTATGCAATATTCAAGTTGATGGAGATTGCAACATGAATGTTGGTGGAGATTATAACCTTGTTGTTGCCGGTGATTTTAATTTGACAACAAAAGGTAAATTAGATATTGGTGTTAAGAAAGACATTGACATAAGATCCGATTCTGATTTGTTATTAAAATCAACTAGTGCAACAGGTTCATTGTTACTTGATGGTGGTGGTATAAACGGTGAAATTGTTATTGGATCAAACATGAATATTCATGGTGGTCTTACAGCAGTAACCGTTGATGCTGTTGGTTCGACAGGAGTTTCTGGCAGAGTTAATGCTGCGGGTGGTGTATATGCAGGATTATTAGGATTTGTAAGTCCCGGTGGTTTATCAGTAGGAATGCCATCAGGCGCAGCTGTTCCTGGTACTGTTTTAGCTGGAGTTAATGTGACTGCACCAACGGCTTTCTTTGGTGAAGCAACTATTGGAACTGCAACTTGTGGTATAATGGATGCTGTATTGATGACAGATATTATCACATCAGCCATTTACAATTCACACATACATACTTCACCTAAAGGACCGACAAGTCCACCTTTGATGCGATTTTTTGGAGTTTAGATTATGCCTACAACTAATAATGCTACCGGAGTATATGCCACATTGGGTTATAATTTTAATGACCCTAACAGTGACATAAAACCATTATCAGCAAATACTCTTGCACACATGAATTCAATGCCGGCGTTTATCACGACATGGCAAGCACAAGACATTGCAAATAATACAGTTAATGGATACTATAAAAATCCTGTTGCTAATGATGCAACAACAATTAAAACTACGGCTAATGCTATTATCACAATTTATAATACAGCCAATACTGTTCCAGGCCTTGAGACAATCTATGCTCTTGCACAAAGTTTAAGTATTACATCCAACACGTTTATATGGCACACAAACAGATTATCTGGTGTAGTTCCTTTTGTTGGCCAAGATGCTGATTATCCATACTATGATACGGCTGTGCCTTTGGGTAAAACAGCCTTATACATTACCAATCAAACGGATGGAATAACAAATACATCACCAATACTTGGTAGTTTTACCAGTATTCTAGTTGGTCCACAAATTAGCGCAAATGCAAACCTTGTATTTCCTTATGTTGCAACTATTAATAACAGTATTACAACAACGACAACAACAGATCCAAATGGTAATGTTACTGTAACGTCAACAACCAATTTGACAGCTGGACAAATTACAACAATTCAAACAGGTCTTTCCACAGCCAATACATCTCTTGGAACAAGAATGAACCATGATTTTATCTATTTCACCAATCTAAAAAACTTTGTGGATAATTATAATGCTACTAAAAAGTTTGTGAATATGGGTGAAACAGAATCGTATTTGGTCAATGATTTTATTGGTACCGACAAATTATTGTCAAGAATCAACTCATAAATAGAACATGGCATCCTCAATAATCAATAGGCAATACAGCGACCTGGACTTGAATTTCAACATTCATCCAGTTAAGAAGGATATTAACATCTGGACTGACGAACAGGCTGTTATTCATTCTGTTCGGAACTTGTTGGTTACAAATCATTATGAGCGTCCATTTCAACCAGATTTAGGTTCCAATATTCGTAGACTTTTATTTGAACCACTTGATAATATCACGGCATCAAATTTAGATAGAGAAATTAGGCAGACCATTAAAAACTTTGAACCTAGAGTTAAAGTATTAGCCTTGGATATCACACCTAATGAAGAACAAAACGCCTTTGGTGTATACTTACAGTTTGATATTATCAACAGAACAGAACCAATAACAATAAGATTTTTGCTGCAACGGATAAGATAAAATGGCAAACCGTTTACGAGTTACCGAACTTGATTTTGACCAAATCAAAACAAATTTAAAATCATTTTTAAAGCAACAAACCAAATTTCAAGACTATGATTTTGAAGGCGCTGGTTTAAACATCCTACTTGATGTTTTGGCCTACAACACCCATTACAATGCATATTATTTGAATATGGTTGCCAATGAGTCGTTCTTAGATACCGCTATTCTAAGAGATTCGGTTGTGTCTCATGCTAAGATGTTGAATTACACACCGTATTCATACACAGCACCGGTTGCTATTATCAATGTAACAATTGAAACTGGTTCATCAACACCTGATTCTATTACTATTCCAAAAGGTTACACATTTCAATCCAACGTGATTGATGGCACATCGTACACTTTCACAACACTTAAAGAATATACCGTAACAAAATCTGGTACAGCTTTCTATTTTGAAAATTTAGAAATCTATGAAGGTCAATTGGTAATATATAATTATTCTTATACCGAGATTGACAATCCAAAATCTATATTCACAATCAATGATGCTACTGTAGATACTGCATCAATATATGTTTCAGTTAGACCAAATTCAGGTAACACACAAACATCAGTTTATACTAAAGTTACCGATGTATTAGATATTACATCAACCAGTGAAGTTTTCTTTCTACAAGAAGGTAGAAATGGAAACTATGAAATCTATTTTGGTGACAATGTTGTTGGTAAAAAACTACCAGATGGTGCCATTGTTTCAATTCAATACCTAAGAACAAAAGGTGATTTGGCAAACAAGGCTGCATCATTTATTGGTACACAAAATATTGGAACATATTCTACTTTGACAATTGATACTGTCTCTGTTGCGGCCGGTGGTTCAATAAATGAATCTGTTGACTCAATCAAGTATTCGGCTGCAGCACAATATGCAACACAAAATAGATTAGTAACCGTTAAAGATTATGAAGCTTACATTAAGACTAATTATCCAAGCGTAGATAGTTTATCCGTTTGGGGTGGTGAAGATGAGATACCTAAAGTATTTGGTAAAGTTTACTTAGCATTGAAGCCTAAGGATGGTTACTACATTTCAGAAACAGAAAAACAAAGAATTATTAGTGAGATTATTAATCCAAAATCTATCGTTTCTGTTCAAGCTGAAATTCGTGACACGCAATATCTGTATTTGATTATTCAAAGTCTTGTGCAATATGATGCAAGAAAAACTTCATCAGATGAACAAACACTTAAAAATGAAATTAAACAGGCCATTGTAAATTACAAAACAACATATTTGGATAAATTTAATTCTACATTTATTCAATCAAGAATGCAAGATGTTATTGATAATGTAGAAATTAATGCTATTGTTGGTTCAGAAACCGTTGTTCGTTTACAGAGAAGGTTTACTCCAAAGTTAAATGAATCTGCGAGTTATAGCATCAAGTATAATGTACCATTGCACCGTGGAACAATTACAAATAGATTAACATCAACCGCATTTACCGTAAATGATACAACAGGCACACCACGATATGCGTTATTCGAAGAAGCGCCACAATCATACACAGGTGTTTCGGAAGTTCAAATTACAAATCCTGGTTCTGGATATATCATTGCTCCAACTATCACAATAAGTGGTGATGGTACTGGTGCGACAGCTGAGGCTATTATTGTTAATGGCAGAATTCAATCCATCAATATGACAAATCGTGGTACCGATTACACCAGAGCTATTATAACTATAACGAGTGGTAGTGGTTATGGTGCAGAGGCTGTTGCTGTTATTGATGGTAGAACGGGAACATTAAGAACGATTTATTACGACACATTAGCACAGAGACAAATCATTAATGCTAATGCTGGTACAATTGACTATAACAATGGTATTATTACTATTAATGACATTAGATTTATTTCAGTCGATTCTGTAGACGGACTAATTAGAATGAATATTGAGGCTGAAAAAGGTATCATTCAGTCAACAAGAGACACGATTATTACGATTGATGTGGATGATCCAACTTCTATTTCAACAACTCTAGAAAAAAAGAATAACGCTTAATGGCTGACCAAAAAACTTCTCTGCTGATTAGTAATCAGTTACCGGAGTTTGTTCGTGAAGAACATCCGAATTTTATTGCTTTTCTTGAAGCTTACTATGAGTTTTTGGAGAAAGCACAGGGAACACAATTAAATGATTTGGTAACAAAGTCAAAAGACCTTCGTTATGTTACCGATGTTGATTCGTCAATTAATGATTTTCACGACAACTTTTTTGCTACATATGCTGATTTATTTCCACAAGATGTAAAAGTAGACAGAGCAGTTTTACTTAAGCACGTTCTACCACTTTACTTAGCCAAAGGTAATGAAAAATCATTTAAGTTGTTATTCAGACTTCTTTATAATGAAGAACTGGAGATTCTACAACCAAAGACAAACATTCTTAGAGCGTCTGATGGTAAATGGTTGATTGAAAATGCATTTAAAATATCACAAACCGTTTATAGTAAACACACGGGTAATGCAACAACCAAGATATTTAAATTAGCGCAAGTTGTTGCATACAATGAAATCACCGTATATATCAATGGCATTGTACAAACATCTGGATACAATGTTCGCCGTGAATCTAGAAAATTAGTATTCAATACTGCACCTGCAAATGGAGCTAACATTGAAGTTTTATACTCAGCTTTTGATTTCAATCTTTTACAGAATAGAAAAATAACTGGAACAACATCTGGTGCAACAGCTGTTGTTGAAAGAGTATCACAAAAAACAAACAATACAGTTCCAACATTTGAATTGTTTATCAATAAAAAAACATTGCTTGGCGTTTTTGCTAATGGTGAAAATGCTTTATTAAATATCATTGACCCTGATGATGGTACAACAATAACAATTAAAGTTTTAGGATTATCTAACCTTCGTGTTATCAATATTATTAATGGTGGTGCTAGTTACAATGTTGGTGATTCGGTTGTTATCACTGGTGGTTCAGCTACAATGGATGCTGAGGCAATTGTATCTGATGTTTTTTCAGGATTCATTAATAAAATTGCTGCATTACAAGGTGGTGCAGGTTTCAAGATAGGTTCAAACGTCAACGTAGTTGGTCTTGCTGCAAATTCAGCACTAACATTAGCTATTGATGCGGTTGATTTGTCTGGTCAAAATACAGCAAACACCTTTACAGTTAATACAGATAGAATTGCAGATTTTGCATCAATCAATATTTCAGATGCAAATTATAATTTTAATGCATCCGTTATACCTGCTGGTGAAAACGCCAATACAAAATTGATTGATGCGTTTTCATTTACCACATTGACAAGTCTTGGTGCAATCACCAACGTGGCTATTTTGTATTCAAATACAGCATTCTCGACTGTACCAGAATTGAATGCTGATTCGGCACAATACCTTGCCAATGGAACTACGCATTTTATATTGAGTTCTCATTCATTAGGTAGAATTCAAATCAATGATGGTGGTAATGGATATCAGATTGGTGATGAATTGAATTTTTATAATCAATCAATGTCATTCGGTATTGGTGCTGCGGCCGCTGTTACAAATGTATCATCAAACGGTGCAATTACAAAAGTTGAATTACAACCATCTAGAATTGTAGGAACTGCTAACACATTTGGTACAACCAATGTTACAGTTATTGGAACAAACACAAAATTCCAAGATGATTTGCGAGTCGGTGATTTGATTATGATTAATAATCAGTCAAGGTATATCAATACGATTTCATCAAATACATCATTCAATGTTAACGTCAATTTCACCACAGCAACGACAAATAAGAACATTGGTGTTTATGGTAAACATTTGATTGGTGGACAAAACTATTCTGTTGACAAGTTACCAACAATCACCGTATCATCAACATCTGGTGCAAATGCCAACCTTTCTGTTATTGCATTGATGGGTGATGGTGAGAATCTATATGGTTCTGCTGACCAAGCGTTGGGTGCAATTTTAAAAATTCGTATAATTGGTTCTGGTGCTGGTTACGAATATCCACCACAAATAGACTTGACTGGTTCTGGAGATGGAACAGCAACAGCAAATGCTGAAGTTGAGTCAAGTTATGTGACATTTCCAGGCCGTTGGACAACATCAGATAGTATTCTATCTGCATCAGAAAGAGTGGTTCAAGGTCGTGAATATTATGTTGACTATTCTTATGTTCTTTCATCATCAGTTGAGTTTAGTAAGTTTAAAGAAATATTTAAGAATCTAATTCATCCTGCTGGTTTCATTCAGTATGCAGAATATAAGATTAATGAAACTATTCCAGCCAATACGATTACAACAAGTGCCATTGCAACCGGCACAACAATTTCTGGTACAGTTAACGTATATACTGGAAGTATTGTTGTTACAGGTACAAACACAAGATTTAACATTGCTAACACAAACAGCGTACTAACTATTGGCTCACAGATTGCCGTTAACTCACAAATCAGAACAGTTAATAGTATTTACAGTAACGGAACATTAACTGTTTCTTCTGCATTTACACAAACTGCTAATGACCAAACCCTCGTAATTGTCACATAAATAACACTATGGCAACTAATATTACATCCAAAAAACTGTCGTTTAATAACGCAGAACAATTCAAAGAGTCATTCTCTGAACCAGAACCAGCAACTGTTGGTTATATCTTCATTGGCAATCATGTTCCATATGCAAACGAATCTTCTCCAGATTCAATCGTAGATTCTACTTTTGTTGAGAAGTCTGCATGGGACAATATGTTTGCAGCCAAAAGAGTTACCGGTAATGACGTTGAGATGGTTATTCCTCGTGTAAACTGGTCATCAGGTGGTAAATACAAACAGTATGATGATAAAATTGCAATGGATGAATTGTTGACTGGAAACACAACATTGAATCTTAGTCCAATGTATGTTATTACCACAGATAGAAATGTATACAAGTGTCTATCAAATAATGCATCATCGAATTCGACAGTACAACCAACTGGTGATTATACTACCGCAAACGGTACAATTGTTGCTGCTGATGGTTATATTTGGAAGTATTTGTATAATGTTAAGCCATCAAACAAATTTCTAACAACCAGCTGGGTACCTGCGCCAGTATCAACATACAAACTAGACTATAATGTTAGTCAAACAGGACCGGTTGATGGAGAATTAACGACAATCGTGGTGACTTCTGGTGGTTCTGGATATGCCAATCCAATCATCTCAGCAACAGCATTTACTACAGGTGTGACAACCATCTCTCTTGCAAATACATCTAATGTTGCCGCAAACATGACTGTTTCTGGTACAGGTATTGCAACGGGAACTCTAGTTTCTTCTGTTAACACTATCACAAGTATTGTTAATCTGTCTACAGCCACAACAGCTAATGGCGGCGGTACAGGAAATAATGTAACATTTACGACAAGAGTTTATTTGCAGGGTGATGGAACTGGTGCAGAAGCATCAGCCAATATTGCCAATAGTGCTATATCGAAAGTAACAATTGATGTTACTGGTACAGGTTACTCATATGCAAATGCAACAATTTATGGTTCTGGATCTGGTGCAACAACAAGATGTATAATGGGACCAAAATTTGGACATGGATTTAATCCAGCTAAAGAATTGGATGCAACAAATGTTATGATTACCGAGAGAATTGGTGCTGTTGATTCTACAGAGAATGGTCTAATATCAACAGATACTTCTTTTAGACAATACGGACTTCTCAGAGATCCATATAAATATGGCAATGTTTCAGCTGTAATAAGTTCAAATGCAAATACTGTAATTTCACAGACAACCAATTTAACTCTGGTTGCTGGTGCAAATTTCAATTTAAATGAGTTTGTTTATCAAGGCACTTCAGCCAATAATGCGTATTTTTATGGCTTCGTTAATGCTCAATCTTCAAATGAAGTTAGGTTAACAAAAGTCAGGGGTAGTGTTACAGTTGGCGGCACATTAATTGGTGCCAATTCAGGTGTAACAAGAACAGTAGTTAAGAGTGCAACTCCGGAATTTCAACCATATACCGGTGATATAATGTATGTTGAGAATGTTCAAAAAATTACAAGAGCAGATGGACAAGCTGAAAACGTCAAGTTTGTTATTAGATTCTAAGGAAAATGTTTAATGTCGTTAAATACCAACTTTAATGTCAACCCATACTATGATGATTTTGATGAAGATAAGAAATTTCTTCGTATGTTGTTTAAGCCTGGTTATGCGGTCCAAGCTCGTGAATTAACACAACTTCAAACAATTCTCCAAAACCAAGTTAAAAGATTTGGTAATAACATATTCAAAAACGGTTCTTTAGTAACCGGTGGTCAAACATTCATTCAAGATGCGACATACTTAAAGTTATCTACAGACTATGCTGGTTCAGCTGTTGTTGTTGGCAATTTTACCAATTATGCTATTACTAATTTAGCAGGAACTAAGAAGGCTGAAGTTGTTGTTGTGTATGATGCTAATGCTGGTACAGGCGACCCAAAAACACTATTAGTAAAACAAATTTATGGTGATGCATTTACCTCTTCTGAAACGATTCAGACAATTGAAGCCGCACCAGTATATGCCAATGTTGCAACATCTGGTGTAGGTACGGGACAAGTTTTCTCAGTTAGTGAGGGTGTATTTTATTACGATGGGTTTTTCATTAAAAACGATGCACAAACAATTGCATTATCAAAGTATGATAACACATCAGCCAATGTAAGAATTGGTTTTGAAATTCAAGAATCTACCGTTGTATATACACAAGACACATCATTGTTGGATCCTGCTCAAGATGCTTCAAACTTTCAAGCACCAGGCTCTGACCGTTACAAAATTAATTTAGTATTAGCTTCAAGAAGTTTAACTTCAACCGATGATACACAATTTATTGAATTGGCTCGTGTTGAAAATGGTGTATTGGTTTATGCAAACAAGTACCCATTATATGCCGTCTTAGAAGATACTCTTGCTCGTAGAACATACGATGAATCAGGCAATTACACCGTTCGACCATTTAAATTATCGTTGGAAACAAGTGCAGCAAATACAGCTAAGGCTAATGTTACATTGTCTCCGGGGAAAGCATATGTTTATGGTTATGAGTTTGAAACGATTGCACCAACAACTATTACCGTTGATAAGCCAAGAACAACTGACTCTGTAGCAAATAAGAGATTGTCAGCTGACTATGGTTACTATGTGTATTCAAACACACACTATGGTTCATTACCAATTAACAGTTTACAGACTGTAGATTTACATTGTATATCTAATTCAAGTATCAACGTATCATCAACTGGTACAATTAGTAACACAAAGATTGGTACGGCAAGAATCAAATCTATTGAATTTGAAACTGCGGCCAATACATCAAACTCTGCAACATATGAATATCGTACTTACCTATTTGATGTGGCCGTTGGGTCAATCACTGGTGGTAATTGTAACAATGGTATTGCTGTATCAAATACGACATATTTACAGTTAGCTAATACGCTATCTGGTTCTGCATTATACTCAACAGTAGACAATGCGTATACTGGTGCTAAGATTAGAATTACGGCAGGTCCAGGTGTTGGTGAAACTCCAAAAACTATTACAAATTACAAAGGTTCAACACAAACCGTTCAAATCTCGCAACCATTTATTGCAAATGTAAATAGTGCATCAACATGGGCGATTGATTTTGGTTTTAATGATGTTCAATCTATGGCAATTACAAGTAGCACAACTCGTGTTGCAGCTGCTGATATTGATGGTGCTTCAAAAGATCCTGCCACAACATACTATGATACCATTATTTCAGATACAAAATTAGAACCATTAATTTTTCCACTTGGTCAAGATTATGTAGCAAACAATACAATTGCTGACCTATCATTTTCATACAAAAGATTGTATGAATCACAGTCATTTTCATCATCTGTTTCACCAGCACTATCTGTTGGTACAGGCGAATCTGTTTCTGCTGCAGCAAGTACTGCATCTAAAAATGAAAAGTACCAAGTTGCTGTAACTTCTGCTGGTACATCACCATATACGGTTGGTCAAATAATTCCTGCCAACTTATTTACAGTTGACACAGGTACTCGTAAACTTACCATTACAAATGCTAATAACATGGTTGCTAACATTACAGCAACTATTGATTCATCAAACCCAAGTGCAAAAACAAAAACATATGTTGGTGCTAATTCAACAGTACAAACATCTAGTGGTACAAGTATCTTTGCAAATAACGGTGTAGTTTTATATGCATCGCAAGGCCAGACTCATATTATGGCCAACACCTTAATTAAAACTGTAGACACGCCACAATCATTGTTTGTTTCTGATGTTGTTGACCTTGTTTCTGTTTTAGATTTTAACGGCTACGGAATCACCAGCGCTAATACTGCATTAGCAACACAAATTGTTTCAAAATATGCATTAGATAATGGTCAAAGAGATTCGTACTATGGTCATGCTGCAATCAAATTAATTCCAGGAAATACACCACCTACTGGACCACTTGTGATTTCTTACAACAGGTTCTCTTCATCTGGTGCTGGATTCTTTGATGTAGATTCTTATAATGGGTATGCTTATGGTTCTATACCAACATATACCTCTAAGACAACAGGGCAAATATACAACCTCCGTGACTCTTTAGATTTTAGACCTGTCCGTGCTACACCGACAAGTGCAGCAACAGCAAACACAGTCACATTCGATGTTGACTCAACCACGACTGGTCCAAAGATTCCTGAGAATGGTTCCGATATCATTTTAGATTATCAATACTACTTACCAAGAATTGATAAAGTTGCCTTGAACAAGAATCACACATTTGAGGTAATTCAAGGTGTTCCTTCCCTAACTCCAGTTGAACCAAAAGACAAAGACGGGGCAATGACTCTGTATGTCCTACATGAGCCTGCATACGTTGCCAATACTTCTGATATTGCAGTCCAGTATATTGACAATCGCCGTTTTACAATGCGAGACATTGGTTCTATTTCTAAGCGTGTTGAAAACCTAGAATACTATACATCACTTTCATTGTTGGAACAGTCTGCCGTCAACAAACAAGACTTGACAATCTTAGACTCAACAAACTTACCTAGATTTAAGAACGGTATTCTTGTTGACTCATTCAATGGTCACTCTGTTGCTGATGTTTCTAATAGAGATTATAAAGCTGCAATTGATCCAAACATTAAAGAATTGCGCCCTTCATTCAACATATCATCTTCATTATTGACATTTGATGCTGCAAATTCTACAAACTATGTTCAATCTGGTCCAATTATTACAGCCAATTCAACACAAACTGTATTCGTTGACCAAAACAAAGCATCAAGGTCATTCAACATTAACCCATTTAACGTCATCAATTATTTGGGTAAAATTAATTTAGATCCTCCTTCAGACATTTGGATTGCTACTGATAAAAAACCAGAT